TATGTGCTGCCTTAATGCAAATAGGGCACAATTGGTATGCCCTGCAACTGGCGAAAGTGGATACCTACAAGTGGATAGCCACTTCATCGATCGTATCGTTGTTTTCCCCACCGGTTGGTGTGTGTATGAGTGTGCTACCGATTGTCCGAGGTGCTTGGAGGTTCTTGAAAGGGAAGAGGTTGAAGCTGAGCACTGAGGAGGAGTGCTTACAGTTTTGTGAGGATTCTGAGGATGTGGATGAAGATCCAAATCTGCCGATGGTGGAGGACAATGGCACCATGCGTGATGCTAAAATGTCTGATCCGTTGCCAGCAGGTTTTGTTCCCAATCGTCACTATGTTGGTTGGTGCTGTCGTGAGGTGAAGGCGAGGTTCGGTTTACCGGAGTGTACAGAGCAGAATAGGCTGATGGTGCGTAGATGGGTTCGTGACCAGATGGAGAGTCGCAATATGCGTGCTCAACATATAGCACGTTATTGTGACATTGTTACAAATTACTGTTTCGTGCCAAGTGAAGCAGATATTACTGCCAAAGAGTTCATGTACTCTACGGCCGTACAAGTCAGGAAGAAGAGGTACCATGCCAAAGTAGTGACTTGGTATGGCGGACGTCTTCCTGAGCCATTCACTAGCGAATAGAGGTGCCTTGTTTATGCACGCGGTGTCAGTACTAGGTCTTTGCTAGATGATGCTCGCATCCGTGTGTATAAGCAGGGACCCGTTGAGAAGGTGCGGAGGCTTTATTCGTTGGCAGGTGTAACACCACTAGCGAAATGGGGTGTTCATAATTCGGATGTTGACACACTTGCACGGGGTGTTATTGAGAGGGTTTTATTGAGGAAGGATGGCACTTGTCCGCCGGTGCCATGTCAAAAGGTGTTTAATGGTATGATGTATTTGTTTGAACAGCGCATGCATAAGTATATTCGTATCGTCCAGCCAGTTACCAAGGATGCATTCGTCTCTTCGTATTCAGGCAGACGGCGTAATAATATGTTGCAGGCGTCTAAAAGCTTGGACATTGAGCCATTGACACGTCGTGATGCACGTATTGGCGTATTTGTTAAAGCCGAGAAGTTGCCCTTCCACATAAAACCTGATCCAGCTCCTCGTGTAATACAGCCACGTTCAGCTCGGTTCCACGTTGAATATGGTTGTATTGTTCGTCCTCTTGAACATGTTGTGTATCGGGCCATTGACTCGGTGTTTGGTAGTCGG